ATACTCAAAAGATTTCATTCTATTCAAAATTCTCATAAAATCCGTCAAGCCATTCTTTTCATGTTCTCTTGTAAAGTCAGACTGTCTAAAGTCGCCACAGAACATAATTTTACAATTTTTACCAACACGAGTGATTACCGAGTCGAGCTCATGTAATGTCATGTTGGCTATTTCGTCAACGACAATAATACAATCATTGAGAGTAATACCACGTATGAAGCTAGTGCTGATAAACTCGACCAATCCTTTTTGCTTGAGATATTGATAAGCATCTCCTCTATTGAAGAGCTCTGTAAAGATTGCTTGATAGGGTGCTTCATAGACTTTTGCCTTTTCGGCGTTGCTTCCTGGAAGGAATCCCATGTCTCTTGTTGGGACAGCTGATCTAACGATGACAACTTTCTTGTATCGACTTGCATCTGATAATACGGATTGAAGAGCGAGGTATATGGAGAGGAAGCTTTTTCCAGTGCCTGCAATGCCGTGGAGGAGGAGATTTTTTCCGTCATAATATTTTTCGAATGTCAATCGTTGGTTTTCAGTTAGTGGTTCTATTTTTCGTAATTGGAAGTTTAGTCTTAATGATGTTTCTTCTGGGAGCTGCCCATTTTGTTGGAGGATACGTCTTTGTTTACGTGTCAGTCTCTTGTTGTTTGCTGTCATTAACTCTTCTTCTAAAATGTGTTAATGCTGCTCCTTGTTATTCCTTGAGAATGTTTCTTTTTCATGTCTTTGAGCAGATCTCTGAATCCTGAATCAGGCTTTCCAATACCTCTGCCAGAATGAACTAAGGGAGCTCCATTAACCAGTTGCACTATATTCGGATTCTCTTCGAGAAACTGATCAAGAGCAGAGATACTCATAAAGTCCTCAAACTCCTCACCAGTGTTATTATTTAGGAATTTATAAGTGGGCATTTAGTTCTTCCTGTAGTTATACACTTCGTCATCCCAGATTTCATCTTCAATATCCTCTGGGTCAAGACCATCTTCTGCAACAAGTGCAGATATATCTTTAGTTCTTAAAGCTCTGTCAGTACGACGCTTATTTTTGCGCTCTAGGTAAGTACTGCGATTATCATAGATCTCAACATCATCATATGAAAAGTCGTTCTTACGGAACTTTTTAAGTTGTTTACTCATTCGGGCAGAAATCCTGGAAATGCTTCGTTGACGAGTTGCGGAGTAATTCCCTTCCATGGGAGTTTTTTATCTTTCATTGAAAGAATCATTTTTGCATCAGCTGGCGCCAATGACTCTAGGAACTCAATGAAAAGTGTTTCGCGCTTCAGCTGTTTAATATTAGGTGAACCACCTTCAACGAAATATACCAGCTTGCGAACATCCTTGATCAAAACATTTTCTTGATCGACAAGATCGTTTACCTTATATGGGGGAGTTCCTTCGGGTAATGCCCATTTAATACGAGGATCAAATGCTCCTTGCAAGATAGTTCTGAGAATATAACTATCATTTGACTGCAAAGCAGCAATCTTATCTTCCTTCTTCTTTAGTTTGCTTACGTTTTCTAGAAACTCAGCAACACCAATTCTCGTACCCATTTTAGAACTCCTGAATATTTTCCATTAAGTGTTTTAGTTTATTAGCGATAAAATAGTTGAACATCTTATCACGAGATTTAGTTGATTGTTCTTCATAAGACTTCAAGATCTTTTCAGAGATTTCTTGCGGAACCAAAGACAAGTCAATCAAGCTTTTGTTACGAATATAATTACGGAAGTTTGGATGATCGAACTTACCTTCTAAGCCAAGTTCAATTAGCGCATCGATCTTCTTTTGAGTCAATGGCTTTTGGCGATCTCCTGTAACAAAACAATTGTCAGGAGAAAGTACGTTAGGTACACCATCACCACTATCTCCCTTTAGAATATGTTCGTCGAGATATCGATTAGGATCATTATGAGCAATCCACTTCTTGCGAACAGGATCATACTGTTTTACATTGTTGAATGTGTGTAGCTGAATGAAATCTTTATCACCAGAAAGAATTAGAATATCTTCTGTTGAATAATATTCCTTTACCAATGTTGCAATGATATCATCAGCTTCAGATGACTCAATATCAATAACACGATAGGGGAAATATTCTTTCAACTCAGCACGAATCTTATTCAAGCACTCGAATATCTGCTTCCAGTCGAGCTCTGACTTTTCTTGGTTTTTCTTACGATTTGCTTTGTAGTAAGGAAAAACTTTCTTACGCCAGTAATTGGTATTGTCGCATGCTATGACCATCTCGCCATAATCTACACCAAACTTTACCTTGTATGATCGAAGAGAGTTTAGAACCATATGGCGAACCATGTTTTCTTCGATTTCTGCATTTGTATGGTTGCCTAACTGCATCATTAGGTTAGACAACATCACCTGAGATAGATCCACAATAATCATAACTTATTCAGCTTTCGCTGTTCCCTTCCTCATTTTCTAACACAATATTCAGAGATTTACTGACGCTGAAGCCACCATCTTCAGTTGGTAAGAATAACTCATCTGCCAACTTCTGAAAAGGATGTTTCATGTCATAATGCTTACAAAGCAAAGATCGAATCGATTCTACCATCAGTGCACTGTCCTTGATATTTTCATCCTCATCATCCTCTTCTGGAATCAGATGAAATCCAGCTAACTCGATGTTATTGAATATCATAGGAACTAATGTGTTCAAAGTCTCGTTGATATGATTATACTTCATGAAACTTATATTGGTAGTAATTTCCTGTTCGGAGGGAGCAGGTTGAACTGGCTTTCCGCGAGAAGGAAACTGAATCACATTACTTTCTTTAGCCATAGATTAATAATACCTTGTAATCAAGAATAAGTCAATACTATATTTAGGTTTAACATTGAGTTGCGACGCTACTGCCTCGCTCGGTGAACTTGAAATCATAGATTTTACAAGTAGTTCCATCTAAAATTGTGTTAACAACTTTCTCGCGAGAGCTATGGGGGACATAAAAGAGGAAGAATCCACCACCGCCTGCACCGAGAAGCTTTCCACCGAGAGCTCCAGCTTCTCTGGCTCGATCATAGATCCCATCGAAATATTCATTGGTGATAGATGTTTCGACTGCTTTTTTATCCATCCATGCATCATGCAATAGAGATCCAAAGTCGTCTAGCTTTGTTTCTTTTAAAAGTCTTGCAGCAACAAATGCCTTATCTCTACCTGCTTTTACAAGATTAAACTTATCAACATCAGACATAGCAGCTGATTGTTTTTGAAGGATACTGTTGGCATTTCTTCCTCGACCAGAATAAACGAGAAGCAAACGAGATTCTAACTCGTTCCAGCATGCTTCATTATATGTCAGTGGGCGAGTCTCGACGGTTCCATCTTTTTCAAATGAAAAGATATTCATACCACCATATGCAGCTGCATACTGATCTTGTTTGCCAACAGGATACTTGCACATATCACGCTCAATATGATAAGCTGTTTGCGCCAGATATTCTCTGGTCAACATAGACATATGCCTATCTGGGCTAGCAAGTGCATTTACTAGTCCAGTTGTGAAGGCAGAAGATGAACCAAGACCAGAACCTTTGGCAAGAATATCAGCAACAGAAGCAATAGTTACTTCCTTGTCAATGCCAAAGTGTTTGAGACTTTCTCTTGTAATCGCATGTTGCATCTGCTCCACATCTGGGAACTCTTCGATCGTATCATACATGATCTTGATGCCCAGATGTGGAGTCTTATGAACCATAACATAAATGTATTTGTCGATTGTAACAGAAAGAGCAGCTCCCCTTTCCTTTTCAAAAAACTCTGGCATATCACTGCCGCCTGAAAAGAAACTAACGCGAAGAGGTGTTTTCGTTACAATCATTTATGCTGTCCTGTAAATAAATTCTGGTTTAGGTGCGTTACCACGAGACTCAGCTGTTGGATATTTCTTTAACAACTCATTGAGCATCATTTCCCATTGATTCTTGATTCTATCAATGTTGTAACGACCATCAGCAAAAACTTTATTGAACTTTGCCATTGTATCGTGATTATTTTCGCGAACAAATGTAATACATGCATTTAGATGATTGATGAATGCATTTGCATGTGCATTTCTGTCTTCAAAGTTACCTTGGTACATAATGTTCAAACCACCAGATGTTTCTGGTAATGCACCAAAGTTTGGATGAACGCAGATCAATCCAGCTGACATAGCTTCTAACATAGCACGACAGGAGGTCTCTAGCCAAACTGAAGGATATGCAAAGATATGCGACTTGTTTAAATGTGCGCGCAATTCATCATTAGGAACAAACCCATGATATGTCATCTGAGGATGATTACGAATTCGATCATACAATGGTTCAAACTGTTTATCAGCTTCATCCCATCCATAGATTTTAAATGACGAGAAAACATCCAAGTGAATATCTGAATGAACTTCTGCAAGCTTTTCAAAAACAGGAACAAGAATATCAAGACCACGTTGCGGCGTTGATGTATAAACAATACGAATCTTTTCTTTATCCTTCATATCAAATACATCAGCAGGTGCTGGTTCAATACCAGATTCCAGGACGATTGATTTATCATCATATCCAATACCATGAATTAGCTGATACCGTTGATATTGCCAATCAGAAATAAACACATACTTGTGGAAGCTGTCTTTAAAATCTTTTTCCTGGAACTTCTTTGATTCTGGATCCTCTGGTAGATCATGACACCAGAACAAACGAATCTTGTCCATCTCAATTTGACGAGGTCTAGAACAAACAATTTGAAAATTGTTTAGAAGTTCTGGATCAATTAAACTTGCTAACTTACGCTTTGCAAGTTCTGTTCCACCAAATGCTTTTTCTGAAATTTCGTTTTCTTCAAATCCACTCATAGTTTAAATCCACTCGCTTTTGCATCCTCATGAAACATACGACATGTTTCGAGTGAGAATTGTGTTAGGTCTTTACCAAATCCTTTTACTTTCTTAATCAGATCTGGCGTCATAGTAATGATACTGGCACCAGCAAATGATGCATGATAAAAATTGAAAGCTTCGCGCGAGCTCGCCCACAGAGTTTCAATATTACGCTTATCAGTTCTATCGATATGCTGATGAGCATCATCAAAAGGAATCATCGGATCAAAGCCAGCATCGGCAATACGACCAGCAAAAATGGAAAGAATGTGTGGTGTATTGCTATCGAGAGAGTCAATGACTTCCAAACATTGATCGCTAGTAAAAACAGCAGTCACATTGAGGTTGATTCCTTCAGCTGCTAGCTTCTTGATCAGATCATATGTTGGTGTTCCATCAGTATACATTACAGGAACCTTGACATATACTCTATAAAGAAGAGCCTTACCCCAATCTCTAATCTTCTGAGCCTGACGGATGATATTTTCTTCATCATCAGCAAACACTTCCAAACTGATAGATGTTTCTGGTCTATTTTTTGCAAGGTATGCAATAGCAATTGTTGAGAAGTCGGTGTAGTTTTCAACACCAGCCTGTCTCATTAGTGTGGGATTTGTGGTAAATCCCTTGATCAAGGGATCCTCTGCAGCTGCAGCAATCCCCTTCCAATCAGCGCCATCGGCGAATAGTTTAGTCATACTTTTCTAACTCCACAATTAGTGTTGCTGCTTGCAACACGTTACCAACAATATAATCAGGGATAATGTGTTCGTATTTTTCGGGACAGGTGTATTTCTCACCAACAAAAACAGTCATCAGTTTGCTCTTATGACCAGCAACAATGTCTTTCCAACGATCACCAACTATATAGCTGTTCGATATATCGACCTTATGCTGTTTGCAAATAGTTTGAATCATTCCATTGTTTGGTTTGTACCAAGCAGAACCACGTTCTAGTGCATATAATATTCTATCGACACCAATAGATTCGAGTATCATATTCATATAAATCAAATCATCTAGTTGTAATTTTTCATCTAATACATCTGGCTGATTCGTGACTACAAATACATTATACCCTTTTTCTTTGAATAAGTCAATAGCTTCTTCGGCGCCATCTATCAATTCGAATTCATTGATAGCCCATGGAGCTGTATATTGACCATCATGATAAACAAGATGATTCAGCACACCATCTCTATCAAGAAATATTGACTTACTATTATAACGAGGAGGTATTTTTACCACTTTGTTTTGTTAACCTGT